TTGTTTTATTTTTCCTACACCTATATTTTTAGAAAATTTTTTCTTTGGTTTAAGTTTTTTAATTTTTTTACCAGCTGCTTGTACGACTTTTTTAATAAATCCTATTGACATTATGCCCCCGGATAATAAGTTTTAGGTGAAATATAAGTGCTCGAAGGTGAACCATCTTCTTGTAAAGCTCTTGAAAGTTCATCTTCATAAAATAATTTTAATTGTTGTACTCTGTCTAGCGCCCATTTTTGTGCAAGATAAAAAGATAGACCTGCAACCATCGCTGGTACAAATCTATAAGGTATGTCCCCAACATTAGTATAAGCTCCTGCATCTTTAACTCTACTAACATAATATAAATTTATAAAATTAGACGCTGCTGTTGAATCAGGAGTGGGATAGATAGTCATTGTAGTTCTATCTATAAATCTTTGGACCCAATATTGTGAAGGAGTTCCTTTAACAGCTTTATTTGAAAATGCTGCGTAAGTAGAACGATCTACTTTAGTTAATGGTAAATCTGCTTGATCTGTAGAAGCAGTTGGTGTTGAATAATTTTGTCTAAAACTAGCTTCAGTTATATCTGAGAAACCATAAAGTCCATTAGTTGGAGAAGTAGTAGCACTTGTACCATCATCAGATGATCGATAAAAAATATATTCAGCTTGTCCTTCGACAAGGTCTAAATTAGTACTTCCAATTTCCCAATAATGAATTCCCCTGTTTCCCCATTCTTGAAATAGAATGTTTAAAGATCTTCTAGCTGCTTTTAATTGATAACCGGTAACGTTTTGTTGTCCGCATCTTTCGTAAGCATCTTCGATGACTTCGTCGATAGAAAAGGTAGATTCAAAAGTTGCTGTAGTAGCAATTGCCATCTATCCTCCTATCCGTCGTAGAATACAGTAATTCCGTTAGCTACAGCATCAGGTGCAGAAAAATAAGCTCCGTCACTAAATAATATTCCATTATCAGGAATATAGGGTTCAATTAATTCAGCTGTAGTAGTTGTTGGAATTGTTAAAAGTGTGGTTCCTGTAATCGAGATATTATTAAAAGTAATAATTCCCGCAGTAGTTCCGCTTAAACCCTGTAATCCTCTAATACGAGTTCTTCCTGGAAATACACATCCTACTTGTGGATCTTGTTTTGTCCACCCTACTTCAGCATTATTAGTAATCGCTGCATCTACAGATACTGCAGTTACAGTTGTAAATTTATTGGTTAATGTGACAGTTGCACCTGCTCCTGGACCAGCTATAGTTTCAGTTTGAGAAGTTAAATCAGTTCCCGTACCAGTCACTGTAAAATTAACTCCAGTGTTAGCACTACCTGTATAAATTGTTACTTGTGCAATATTGCCAGCTCCAAAACTTGCTGTTCCACTAGAAACACCAGCTCCATTTAAAGTTAAAGAAGCCGCACCACTAGTAGTTTGAGCGGCACAAATACCGTTTCTATCCGTAGCACTCGCTGCTGCAAAATATCTACTTTTTATACTTGTTACATTTGGCATTTATTATCTCCTTAATAGTGAGCTTCCGAAGAAGCTCACACATTAATTATTTATTAGTTAGTTGCGTTAGCTTTTTGTAACCAATCAATAGTCAGATAACTATTACCAGCTCCTGGTGCCGCTGAGGCACTAGTGATAGTAATAATTACTGCTTTATCGATCTCATATCCACTAGCATCACCATCAGATACATTCATACAGCTATCTTGTTGAGCAGCTGATTGTGCTAAAAGTACTGGAACATGATGAGAAGCAATTGCTTTTACATCTACCGATGTATCACCTGCAAAATAATCTAACTCGATACTATTTAAAGTAGCCCCTGCTGCTTGCGCAACATTAGAACCAACTCTACAAGTTGTTGCATTTGCATACGCCACAGTGTTGTTCAAACGAATATCTGTGATTCTAGAAAATGGTGGAATCACGATATTGTTAGCTAAGTTCTTACCTACTGTAGTAGATGTTTGAGTCAATGGATTAGCATTGAACAATGATCTAGCTAATACAGAAACTAGCGCAGTTGCTAAAACTCCGACTTCTAAAGTACCTGCTGAACCAGAATCTAACGTAATAGATGTCACAGTCTTCCAGGCTTTAACTGAAGTAGCTAAAGTACCTAAAGCTAATACTTCTGTTTGTGCATTACCTAAAATATCTGTTCCAGTAATCGTTGCATCTGTTCCTGAATCAGAACTACTTGAAGTAATTGTAATAGCAGATGCCATTTCAAAACCACCCACAGCAGTAATGCCTGGGACATTTTGAGTAGCATCAACTAATGTAACAGTAGTTGTTGATGATGGGTTAGCACTAGTAATTGCTAATTTGTTAGCGTCTGTAGTGACGGCAAGACTATTAAAATCAAACGGAAAAGACATAGAGTTCTTTACGAACGCCGCGTCTCTAACATTTGTTCCAACAGTTGTGCCGGTATTTACTTGTATCGGTCCTGTTGTAATAGGTCCCGAAAAGTTTGTTTTTGCCATAATTATAATCCTCCTAGTTAATTTAGATATAGTCTCTAGGCCGTCGACTATACGCGTCTATATCCAATTAATAATTGTATAGTGAGTAATTTATATATTAATTTTAAGTAGAGCGCAAGAGGGTGTGTAAGAAATATGTAATTTCAGCGATGTGGCGTTTATTTAAGTAGCCACAGAAACTTCGGGGGCAGCATTTTTGATTGCATTTTCTCTATCAGCAATCTTAGATTCTTCGAGTTTGATCTCATTGATAGTATCTCTGATAGCTTTATCAATTTTGACCATGTTAAGAGTATATTTACCTTCTTGCTCATACTCCAGTTGCCACCTCAACTCCAAGGACCTTTTTTGTTTGTACAGGTCTTGTACCATCTATAACCTCCTCATAGGTTATTCTATTTATCTTGGGATCATTCATTTCTCCAAGATACTCCCACTTTATACTATTTTCTCCTAGCTTGTCAACTATTGAATTTTCAATAGATTCAACATTATCCTCTGCTAACACTTCAAATATAGCGTGATAGTGATATGCACTGATTTTTACTAAGAATTTTCTCATTGAATTTATATCTGTATATTTAAAATGAGGCCGTTTTAAGGCGGCCTCATTAATTAGTTATTACGCACCTTGAACGCCGAAGATACCTCTAGGGTCTGATACGCCAAAAACGTATCTTTCTCTAGCTTTGTATCTAACGTTGCCAGTATCGAAATCACCTTCCATTGCAGTTGTTAATGGAGCTCTGTTAAAATACTTCATTCCATTAGGTACATCTGTAATTAAATACCAAGAATCAGTATCAGTTAGGTAATTGTTCACTCTATATCCTTGAGGAACCATACCCATAGATACGATTGCATTGATATCATTATCAGCTGTCCCAGTTCTGCCTTGAGATTTCATCAATCTGTCAGCGGTAAACTGGTTTTCAGAAGGAACGATCATTTTAACCGCTCTTGCTGCAACTCGAAGACCTCTTTCATCAGTCATCCCTGCTACATCTATTAGGGCTTGTTCTAATGAAGTTTCGTTAAGATCCGCCTGAGTAGTCAAGGTATTTTGAAAAGTACCTGCTATCGTTGGGTGAGCTGTACTAAAAAGTGCAACACCATCACCTGAATTAAATGTAGCCGTTGAAGGCAATCCATTTATTACAGGTTCTACTGCTTTTACTTGTTTAGCATTACTCATAGATCTTGCTAAAGCTTTTGTATATCTAGAAGCTAATCTATCGTAGAGGTTATCTTCGATAGCTTCTTCTGTGATTGCAAATGCTAAAGCTACAGTCTCCATAGTGTAACGAGCTGTGAAAGTTTCCTGTGCAGAATCAAATGCGACTCCAGCACCTTCACCTTTCACTTGTGCGTTAGCGAAACCAGATAACATTACTTCTTCTTCAAAAGCTCTGTCACTTGATTCCTCGTTATAAATTTCAGCATGCTGATTTTCATAACGTTTATATTCCAGACCAAAAAGTGCATTAAGGCCTGGCTCTAGTTCTTTAACTAGTTGCGAACGTGATATTGCCATGTCTATATACTCCTATTATGGTACTAACCTGTTTGTGTTTATTGATACAACAACAGATGAGAAAGTAGCCGTGTTATCGGCATTTTCTGAATCGTCTGCTGAACCATATAAACGCACGCAGTTAGCGTCTGCTGAAGTGGATGTTATAGTAACTGAACCAGTTGATCTACCAGTTGTATCATTTCCAGTGGAAGTGACACCAAAAGTAGCTAGTACCGCTGCTTGAGTCCACGACGTAGCCGCTGCTGCAACAAGTCTCTGGAAAGGATTGTCCATTACAAAGGCAGTTATATCTTCTGAATTTGCTGGAGTGATTGGTTGAATGTATGCATTCGCCCAAGTTGGTTTAAGAGTAGTCGTAGCATTGTAAAAAATACCATTCATAACTCCTAACAACTCACTCGTTGTTGCAGTTCCTGCTGAATCAATATATCCAGTAGCACCTGCTTCAGAAATAACTAAACCACCTTGATAAATAGACGTTCCATGGGCGGCATCGATTTTATATTTATGCTGATTCTTGATCGCTTGACCAGTTAGTGAATCTGCAGGTAAAAAACCGAAACCTTGTGTGTTTCTATTTGCCATAGTTTTCTCCTATTTCCATAGTTTGTTAATTTAATCAGTGATAAGGAATTCCTAAATTAGGACTTCTTTGTACCACCGAAGGTTACACGAGTCTGTCTATCAACATCGATAGGCATCCTCTTATCCTGCTCCTTCATTAAATCGTGTTTAACTGCTTCGCTTCGGTCTTCATGTTTTCTAGCCATGTGATCTTGGCGTTGCTTCGCGATCTCGTTAGGTACCTTTGCAAGCAAAAGGCCTCCAACCCCAATCACTCCCTTGTATTTGCCTTCTTCGACAACAGGATAGTCAGTAGAGTTTTCAATGTCTTCAGATCTTACTAATTCATAACCTTCTCTAATACGTCCAGTTATATTTTTAGTATCCTGAAAACCGATACTCTCTGCTCTAATCCATCTATACCTGAATCCATCAGGTGCAGGGGGTGCATCTAGAGATGATGGTGGAACCCACACTTTTGGTCTTTCAGACTTTGACCGTGTTTGGTTCGCACGAGAAGTTTTATTGTTTTTTTCCATTACGCCTCCTTCGTGATTTTTAGTTGTTTTGCGTACTCTTCAAGTGGCACTCCTAATTTTTTAGCGATATGCACCTGTGAGGAAGTGAGTCTCACAGTTTTGCGACCAGGTTTTACGCTTCTATTAGCTGAAGCGACCGTCTGAACGG